AGTTGTAAAAATGCTTGGGAATCTTTTTTCTCCCCTCTGCCACCGTAAGATACTTGTATAGTATTAATCAGTTGTGCTTCATTTTCATACTCTACAACTTCTCTTAATTCACCATTGATAAATCTTTGAGCTTCTTTAGTCGCCTGCCTTATGGTTGGATTATAGTTTTGCTCAACAATCCTAGGATCTGGGTCTCGACCATTGATCTTTAGTTTTCCTATGTTTCGATTGTTGCGTTTGCTAAGTTCTAGCTTTTTTTGCTCAGGTGTTAAGTCAGGATCGTTTAGTATGTCAGAAAAATCTGAATCTTTAAATGCTTGATTTTTTAAAACAGCAGCTACTTCAACGTAGTTTGTATAACCACTACCCTTTAGTAGGTGATGATATGTAGCTTCAGCCCATTCTTGACTTTTACCAGCTTTAAATGATTCTTGAACAAAGTCTGTTCTTTGATATTCAGCCAGCGTCATTTCCCTGTCTAGCTGGGAAATGGCATTTAACGTGTCACTGTCAAAACTATGTTCTAAAGTTAGAGCGAGTATTTTTTTAGCTTGGTCATCTTTATTTTTTTTTACTATACCTGCTGCTAAATTAAAAGCAGTCTGTGAAAACTGTGTAAGTTGTTTAAGGGTAGCTTCTTTCTCTTTACGCCTTCTTTCATTCTGCTTTTCTTCAATCGCCCAAGCTTGTTCAGCGTTGCTTTCGACTGTACTTAACCTTTGGCTTCGTACTCTGTTAACTGCGTCAGTACCTTGTGATGTAAGCCTTTGGTTGATGGATTGTGCTCTTTCAAAGACTCGTCGGTTTTGCTCAAGCTGTGCCTGAGCTTCAGTCATACCTCTTAGTCTTCTTTCACCTGCGTTTTGAAGCTTTCTTACTTCGTCAGGTACTCTTGTTTGATTAGCTTTAAAACTACCTTCGCTTGAACTTGATCTAAATTGTGCCATTTATTTTCCCTTCCCGAAGATTGATTGTCCGCCACCTAACCAGTTACTAAATTGTAGTAAATTTTGTGAATTAGCAGTAACACCGAAAGCTCCTAATGAACCACCCATAGCACCAATACCACCTGCAAGCATTCCCGCAAGACCCACAGCTCCACCAATATTTGCTGCCGCTTCATTCTCACGTCCAAGTGAGTATCTAAAATCATCTTTTTCTGGTTTTCTTGTCGGTATGTATTCTGGGAATTCGGGTGGTGTAGTTCTAAAGAATAGTTCTACGTAATCCTCAGTTTCTGGATTGTCGTATTCTGCATACACTTCAGCTGGATCAGCTAGTTCAGGCAGTCTTTCAGGCTTCAGCAGAATTGCTGCCTCTGCATTTAAATCTGCTTGTAAGCGTGCATTCATAATTTCCTGCCTTACTACAGCATCTCTAGCTTTAATGCTTTCTTTACTTGCTTTGATTTTTTTGCGATCTAATTCATCAGTAACATTAAGTTTAGATTGATCAAAATAAAAATCATTCATCGCTTTATGTCTAGCAGCATGAACCATTGTTTGATCGAGGATGAACATGTCTTGTAATTGAGCGACACTGAGATCCATACCTTGCTCTGCATACATCAACGAATTAGCAATGTTTGCTTGCAACGCTCCCGATTCAGCTAGTACACCTAGAACACTTTTTGCAGATGATCTACCAGCCGTACCGCTAGCTCTCAGCTGCCCAGCAGCCTTCATGCCTTCTAGGATTGCTTTTTGTGTATCCCTTTGGCTTTCACTTCTTTTCTGGTTTCTTTGTATTGAAAAAGAACCCAAGTCAAACTGCATCTTTGCTTTGTTACCAGCACCCTTGAAGTCAGCTTGTACCAATGCATTCTGCTTATTCATCTTCAGACCAGTGCTATTCGCCTTGTAGTCTAAAAATGTTTGAGTTTCTTCAAATAAAACTCCTAAAAGATCATCCTTTAGCTTATTGGTTTGCTGAGTACTGGCTACCGAAGCAGCCATTTGATTAAAGGTTTTTTGATTAGTCGCCTGACTGACTGACTTATCATAGGCATCATTAGCTACCTGAAATTCATATTCACGTATCTCTTGGGCACTTTGATATTGCTGACGTAATCCCGTCTCTTGAAAACGTATAGACTCCTCAGCTTCCGCTTTCTGATTTTCATACTGTTCTTTTTTAAAATTATAATCTGCTGTTCTTTCTTCCTCAATTTTACGCCACTGATCTTTAGCAGCCTCGTATGCCCTATTTTCAGCTCTTCGTTTATCGTTGTTTCTTTTTCCAGCTGTATCTCCAGTGATCCAGCCTAAAACAGTTCCAAGTGGCATTATTTTCTCCTATAGAATCTAGGTGTGTAGTTGCCTTCCCACATCATTGCGTTGACTGCAACTGGGAACGGTGTGTCGTTAAACATTCTGAGTTTAAAGTTTTCGGTACGTTGATGAATAGGAACAGTGAATATGTTTTGATTATCCAACGGCACATCATTTGCTAAATACGTATTAGCTTCAATGACTGGTTGTGTCGTCGTGAATTCAGGTCTTCCTGCTGCTTGTATTTTGAAACTCATTACACCAGACAGTCCAACAGAAAACTTCATTCGTGCAATAGTTAGACTTGCAGTAAAGTCTGTAGTCTTTTCGTCTGGGCTGTAGTAAGTAGTCGGTAGATGGATATCAAAATTGTATTTAAATCCAACAACCACATCTGATGCAACGCTTGTTAAGTCCTTATTGTTAACAACAAAATATGGACCTGTACCATCACTACCTCTTTCAGGAGTAACAGTAAAACCTGATTCAACAAACGTACCTGTACTTGTATCACCTTTGATAATCAGTACAGGAGTGAGGTCTGCAACGTCATTGTATGGCAGGTAACATTTAGATAGTTTATTTGTTGAGTCATATACAACACTGGATGCTGTTGCATATAGGTCAATTGATGGGTTAACCTTCTCACCTTGGTTATTGACGATGATTGCCTGATCAGGACTTTGACTCAGTGCAGCCTTAAGCAGCACTACTTGGTTGCCTTGTTTGGTAACCGCGTACATATCATCAGAGTCAATTGTGGTGAACTGTGTGGTGCCAGGCATGATCCAACTAGCCCACGCTTCCATCAGGTTCTTTTCACCATCGTTGTAGTACCTATAGATGTACAGCTCTTTCTCTGATTGGCTGGATAGAACGATCATCGAGTTCTGTGGACTGGAGATCAAATGATCAATGTTTGGTGAAATCCATTCCTTTACAACTCTCGATAGGTCAAGCACCTGAGGGTTCTGTTGTTGACCCTTAGTGACCATACTGAACACTCTTGTGTATCCAGGTGTCTTACTGATGAAGTTGATGTTTGTACCAACGTCTACAGGAACCACGTTGTTGTCCATCTCATAGTTTGAGATAGCCCTAATGGTTGCCAGTGATGGTGTCAGCACTCCACTGTCAGAGAACAGAATGAACTGCTGTCTAGCTGAAAACAGAATGACACCCTGTGCTGTAGGTAGCACAGCATGCAGCGTGGTAGGCAGAATGGATGAACAGCTGATGTCAATAGGATCTGACTCCAATGTTGTCTGCGCTGTCTCAAAATAGAAGTTGTAGTACTTACCTGATTGGCTCATACATACATTATCTTTAGACAGGAAACCCAACCTATTGTTGTGGAAGAATCCTGCTGAAATTTTTTCCCCAACAAAACTAGGCTGACTGTTGGTTAAGTCATCTCCAACCTGGCGTCCGTCGTAGTTAATACGTTGGAAAATAAATGTGTTGGTAGCTGAATTAATCAGCTCATGCGGCATTGTAGAGTTATCTAATCCTGGAGATACGTTGGGTGAGACTGTCTCTTCCCAATATCCCCTACCGCTTACACCATTGTCTGCTTTGAACTTTGCAAAGTAGTCATCAGTAGTTGTGACTGTATTGACGATCTTAACTACATGACCATCGTAAGACTCAATCGGCAGCATGCCAACGCTAGAAACCTCATCTTGGAATCCGCTTAGCGAAGCATTAGATGAACCTCCTCTTACTTCAATAGTAAATGAAGTTGGGTTGCCGCTCACTACTCTGCTGATATCTAAACTGTCAGTACCGTTTCTGGTAACTGTCCATGTACCGTCAAAGTCGCTATTACTAGCTGACTGTTGTGCAGCAATACCTGTAGTGATTGCATCTTTAATGTTATGTCCTGTCTTATCAGTCAGTACGTCATCAAAGGTGAAGTCAGTAGCGTGAGCTGTAACACTGAATTCTATGTTCTGTATTTTGATGTAGTACTTGGCTTCAGCCACTGTTCCTTCAAGAACAATAGTTGCTACACCATCTGTAATTACATTAGGATCTGGCTGTGCTGTAACAGTTACACTGTCGTTAATGACAATTGTTGTGTCTTGAACAGTCAGTAGTTTGTAGTTTGTCTTAGCTCCTGATAGGTATGCCTGAGCACCTGTGCCATAGGTCACAGTACATGCAACACCAGTCAGCGCATTCCACACATAAATGTCGGATCCTTTGACGCAACCAATATAGATCTCATTGTTATCTCTATTGATATAGAACCACTTAGCATTATCGTATGTTGTTCCTGTTCCCAGGTTTGCAATATGCTTGAATCCTGGTCTTTTTGTTAGTCCATATGTTGCGTCAGGGAATCCGTTGAAGCACTCACGGACCTGACCCGGTAGCATTTTATCGTCTGATTGTTTTGATACTCCACCTAAGTAATTAGGTATCCGTTGAGTTACTGCAGGCATTTATCGATGTAGTGCGTTGTACGGTTGGTAGCTTCTATATGTATTTGTATCGCCAGGGTGTCCGAAGATGGTGTAATCACCTTGGTTGCATTCATACTCCATAGCCATAGCCCTAGAGAATGCTGCTTTGTTTTCAAGAATCTGGTATTGATCCGGGTCACTAACAAGTCGTGCAGAAGCTACGCTTGCAGCCTTACATGTGATGTAGTCAGCAATAGGGATGGGTAGGTCTACCCAGTCAAATAGCCAGACAATGTCACACGACAGGTTCTGTTCAAATGTATAGGTGTGATTTGCTTTGTCGTATAGCTTGCCAGATCTACGAACTACATCCAATTCAACATTAGCTGCATTACGTGTAGCATCAATCTGCAATACGTTATTGGGAATCAGGATTTCTTTGTTTGTGTCAGGAACCATTTCATAATGTCCTTCCTTATTGAATGACCATCCTTCCGCCTGTACTTCCCGTGAGACTTCTAACAAAGTCTGATAGGCAATCGCAACGTCCGGGTTGGTTTGATCTAGAGAAGTCACAGGCGCTTGACCACATGACTGTAGGATTTGATTTACAGCTGGCAGTTCTTGCTGCGAGTTAGTGGTAGGAAAAGCCATAGTTAAAAATTAAAAAAAAGGGCCTCCGAAGAGACCCCATAGGTTGATAAAAATCAGAATGCAGAAGGTGCAGTACCACCCACATACAGCTCAACAGCTGCAGCAGGGTTGATGTAGTCTGCGCCCATTGCAAGACGGCCCAGGATCACATCCGTGATCTTCCATTATTTCTAATGGCACTGACTATATCTTCAACCTTTATGGTTGTCGGACGCTATTGGTGTATTACGTGACAAGCGTGTCACACCACCTAGTCGATGCACTTTCCTCTCACGCTTGAGAGGCTTAGCTCAGGATTGCCATAGCTTTCGCCTTAGGTTTCCCTGAATTCATCCGATGTTTATCTAACAGTTACCTGCTAGAGGGGCAATGTTATTTACCCTGGTAGATGACGGATACGTCACCACTGGTTACTTGAACCTGAGGACCGATAGCCTCAACACAACCAGCAGCTTCGCGCTGGAAGATAAGACCAGCAGAGACTGCACCGAATTCGGTAGCAGTACCGTAGTCATTGTTGATGCCAGTAGAGGCACCGGAAGCATCCTCCAGGTCAGGACCGATGAAGTCACCGGTATTGCCAGGAGAAGTCTGACCAGTTGTGCCGGCATACTTGGTGCCGTACTTGCCCAGGAACGGGATGTTCATGGACTTGTAGATGTGGATACCAGCAATCTCGATGATGCCGTTGCCGCCTTGCAGAGCAGTGCCCTGAGCGTCACGGTTTACGAGGCCATTGGAACCAACAGCTTGTACCAATTCATAGAATTGTCTTGGGTTCAATACGGCGCAACGTCCGTCTGAACTGATACCCTTTTCGTCCATCGCTGCAGCCGCGTCATAGAAGGCTGCGACAAGAGCAGAGGAAGAGAATGCATCAGATTCGTTGGAAGATGAACCAACGCGGATCTGAGTACCACCGGGCTCAACGAAGCCGGTAGCAGATACAGGAGATGCCGCACGAGCACCGCGAGCAATAGCGCGGAAGATCAAGCGGTCATACTTTTCTGCGAGGGCATAGCCGATTTTGCGGCTGATCTCGCTTCGCAGATCGTAATGAGAAAGGGTCTCATCAAGGTCATAAACGAAAGCTGAGCTGATCAGCAGGTCGTCAACCGTGACGGTCTTCTCTGCCACTGGCGGCGCACCGTCAGTGTTACCGAGAATCGCATTTCCAGGAGTATGGTACTCAGCTTTTGTGCGACCGGTGTAGATGAACTGCAATGACTTGCCGTTCTTCAGTGTACGCTTCATCACCAAATCGCGAGCGATCGCGTTATGCTGGAAGCCTTTGAACATCTCGCCAGAGAAGAGCTTCAGGTACAAAGCTCGCTTATCACCTGAGAGATTAGACTGACCAATATTAGTAAGAGCTGTGGTCAGCGTAGAATTTTGTTGTGCCATTATTAAGGAGAGTTTATTAATCGACTCTCAAAGATCTTTGAGTTATTCAGTTGTATGTGTGGTCTATCCCACCGTCTAGACGGCTAAGGGTATCCTCGTAAGGGCCAAAGCCAATAAGTGAGGGAGGACTTGAACCTCCCTGTTAGCCTTTAACTAATCACTTGGTGTATGCGACACCGCGATACACGTAACGACGAGCGATACGTACCATGATGTTTACCTCCGAAGAGATCTAACAGTCCCGTTCCATACTGTTAGTAGCATGCGTCTTCTACATTGTGTCGAACAAGACTTCCAGTTTCAGTTTGTCTAGTTGACCTTTGAGTACCAGCATTGCTTGTTGCTCAGCTGGATCACCGCCAGGCCATTGATCTAAATAGAATTCAACAGCCTTGTGCATAAGATCAACATAGGCATCATTAACTCTAATCTCGTATTCCATAATTAAGAAGATGAACGGACTTTTTTATGCCTAGGTGAACTAGGTCT